CACTTGCACAAACATCCCAAGCATAAGCAAAGACAAGGCTATTAGGAACCACTGGCTGTGATAAATCAATACGGATTAGACCTGACTCAGTACCTTGCAAGGTTGTTACATAAGCAAATTTATCCTTGAAAGTTACACTCTTGCACTCTGTATCTACTAGCAATGGTCCGTAACTTATGTCACCATCGGCAGATATCACTGCAATTCTTACACCCTTACTGGTGCAAAGAACTCCAAAGGTACCAAGGTAGACATCAAAGGCATTGAGTACTTCACCTTCTGGTAGGTCAACAACTACTGTTGGTGCATTAAGTTCTGGGAATCCAAGAGCGTTAGTATTAGTAGTATCTAATGTAATCTTGTAGAGAGATGACTGAGATCCAGCATAGCCACCAACATAGAAAGCAGCAGGTCCTTCGGATATGGTTGTCCATATCCACGATGGATTTGGATGTCTATAGAGTTCACCAGGTAAAGCGTGACCGCCTGCAGTGGTTGTATTATTTGAATTTAATTCATAGATATCCCTACCAACTGCAGCTAGCAAACGTTGCTTTGCATAACGCAGTGCTACTGTGGTAACTGGACCGTTAAGATTATAGAGATGACCATCAGATGTAGAACCAAAGATATTACCTCTATGAAGTTTGTCATTATCTGCAGCAAAGTATCTAGTGCCATCAGAGGTTAGAGCCATAAAATCAAGGGTATGTGGAGCTGCTGTTAAGGTATAAGTAGTAACGGTAGGTGTATCATTACTCATAGTAAGTTTCTTGAGGTCAACTCCTTCAGTAAAGACAACTGCATCTACGCTATTAGCAGTATCTCTAGCACCAACTAGATATAGGTTAGTTGCTGTTGCAACTCTAGCCCTGACTGTGGTGTTAAGCAGGGTAGCCTGACCCTTGGTCCAGACATCTACACCTTTGGACTCTGTAAACTGGAAGCGAAGCGACTCATCTTGTAGTGGTTCAAAGTATTTAATACCAGCACCTAGGTGGAATGATGACTGTGAACGTAGCCACCAACCTGTAAGAGTCTGCTCACCAGGCTCTCTGGTCTGGTCAATCTGTTGCTTACGATACTGAGCTGTGACGCGGCGATAAGGTGTGTCATCACTAGCTGCCAAGAAGAATGGCAGGCCAGCAAAGGCTACATCGTATGCCTCGCCAGTGGATGAGTAGCTAGTGGCCCCAGCAGGGTTGGAAAGTACGTAGGGAATACCCTCGGTAATGTCATCGCCATAGGCCATTACTTACTCCTTTGATTGAAAAGAAAATTGAGTAGTTTAGAGACATACTCAGGTCTGTAATGCTATAAAGTTTAGAGTTCTACTTCATCCCAGGATAGTGTTTCTTCGTTCCAAGAATAACGCTTGCCATCAGTAGGCATTGCAACTGGAGCGTTCCATAGATAAGTTGCCTCATCTTTTGTCCAAGAAGGATATGGCTGTGGAGCAAAGAAGCCTGTTCCATCCCAGTTGTATCCAATACCAGCATAGTTCTTATGTAAGGCAGTTCCACCGTCACGGGTATTGACTCCAGCGTGTGTGTTATAGGAGGTCTGTATCCACTCGCCACCTAGATTTGCCTGACACCACTCTTTAGAATCGGCAACAATAACTTGTGTTACGACTCCGTTTTCAACCTTTGCATAATGAGCCATTATTATTCCTTTTCTTCTCCGTAGAGAACTGCTGAGTTTAGTAGTTTGACATCACGCTTTGTGACGATTCCGCCTTTTTCATCAAGTTGATTCTTGGCGGTAGTTTCATTATCAGCAATGATATGAACTAACATTGTTACTTCATAACTAAAGCATTGTGTTGCCTTAGTTTCTTTGATCTTACTTACATTGTTTTTCATAAAACTCCCTTGTTAGATTGCATAGCGAACGATTACTATACCACTGCCGCCTGCGCCACCAGCAAGAGTATCGCCTCCGCCACCTCCGCCACCTCCGAGATTTGCGGTTGCGTTAGAACCAGCACCACGAACAGTTGTTCCACCAGCACCAGCACCAGATGCATCTGCACCAGCACCACCACCAGTTACACCATTAACAGCACCGCCACCACCACCAGCGTAATTAACTGATGCGCCGCTAATTGAATTAGCAGTTGCAGCACCGCCATTACCACCAGTTCCAGTTGTTGTTGAATTTTGACCCACCGCAGTAGATCCACCACCGCCCGAACCAGCGCCAGGGTTTGCACTAGTTCCACCAGCAAAACCTTCGACTGGTGAATATGAACCTGCGTTACCACTTCCACCAGTTCCGCCATTAGCGCGACCACCGCCGCCAGAACCACCTGAAGCACCACTGGTTGAGGCTGCTGAACCACCGCCACCACCGCCACTTGATGAGTTTGAATTAAATGTAGATGTTGAACCACTTGCACCTTTTGCAGCGCCTGAAGTGCTACCTGCACCTCCTGCACCTACTGTTGCTGTGTATGCAGTTCCTGCTGTTAGGCTTTGTGAAGTAAAGTTGCGATAACCACCAGCGCCTCCACCACCACCAGCATCAAATCCACCTCCACCACCGCCAGCAACTACTAAGTAATCAGCAGTTAAGTTTTGGTAAGGAACAAAGGTTCCTGAAGTTGTAAATGTGTGAACCCAATGAGTTCCAGTATTAGTAATAGTTCCGCCACTTGCTTTGGCTACGGAGTATTTGACGATGACGATACCGCTACCGCCGTTACCGCCCGACCTAGTTGCGCCTGAACTTTTGCCGCCAGCTGCACCACCACCACCACCAGAATTAGTATCTGCATTGCTACCATTTCCGTTAGTGCTCCCAGCGCCGCCACCACCAGAACCACCAGCTGCGCCACCTGATGCGTCAAAACCACCGCCGCCGCCACCGCCTGCATAAGTAACGGAAGAACCAGAAATGCTTGTCGCAACACCATTTCCACCAACACCACCAACAGTATCGCTTACAGCATTAGCACCAACATTGTTTGCGCCGCCGCCGCCAGCTCCCGTATCGTGAATAGTTGAACCGCCAGCCCTACCTTGATTAGTTGTTCCAGTTCCACCATTTCCATTATTATATGCGCCACCACCGCCAGAACCACCATTATTACCAGTTGCGTTAGGATTACCAGCAAAAGAAGTTCCACCACCGCCACCTGCAGTTGCAGTTATTGTTGAGAATACCGAGTTATTTCCATCAGTCTTTATATCGGTTGCGCTTCCCGCTCCACCAGCGCCAATTGTTACTGTATAAGCCTGAGCAGTTAAAGATAAAGGTGATTCTAAACTGCCACCACCGCCTGTTGCGGTTACTGTGCAGCGCAGACCACCTGCTCCACCTCCACCACCACCGCCATAACCTCCTGTGGAACTTGAACCACCAGCACCGCCACCTGCAACTACTAGATAGTCAGCATAGAAGGATTGAGTTGGAGTAAATGTTCCTGAAGATAAAAATGTATGTGTAAAATAAAAACCGCTAAATGCAATAGTTCCACCAGTTGCTAAAGCAGAACCAGTATAGAAATCACCTGAAGAATTAAATGTGTGGATCGTATTGCCACCTGATGTGGTTACTGTTCCGCCGTAGGCTTTTTGCACTGTGCCTGAGTAACGGGCTATGACTACGCCTGAGCCGCCTGCTCCGCCATTGGCAGAAGCAGTAGAACGACCTCCGCCTCCTGCACCACCTGTGTTTGCAGTTCCTGCGCCAGGTCCTGAACCTGAATCACCAGCACCACCGCCACCATCTCCACCAGCACCACCAGTATTTCCACCAGTAGTTCCACCGCCACCACCTGCGTATGTTACTGAACTACCTGTAATGGATACGGCTACACCATCACCACCTGCTCTTGTAGCATCCGTTCCACCTATTTCACCAGCACCTCCACCGCCGCCTGATGTAAATGAAACTCCTGATTGACCTGCAAATCCTTCATTAGCAGTGCCTGCTGCACCAGTATTATTTGTAGCATCTCTGCCATAACCACCACCACCAGAACCACCAACGCCAGGAGCAGTTGCTTGTGTTCCACCGCGACCACCGCCAGTTGAAGTGATTGTGTCAAAAACAGAATTGGAACCATTAGCACCAGCAGCACCGCCAGCACCAACTGTAACTGTGTATGAAGTGTTTAATGCCAAACTTAAAGCCGATTCTAAAGAACCTCCACCACCAGTTGTAGTAACCGTAGAGCGAAGTCCACCTGCTCCACCGCCACCTCCTTCACCATTTCCTGAAATACCTTGTCCACCTCCGCCACCTCCAGCAACAACAAGGTAGTCAACTGTGAATCCAAGGTTTCCTGAAATGGCTGAAGCCATAATCCCGATGATTGGCATTAGGCGATA